TTTATGCTATTATAGGTAAATCCAGCATCGCCGCCAAAGTTACCTTCATCGTTAAATTGTACCTGTGTATTTGCTCCGCCCGGTAAGCCGTTGCCACCATTTCCACCACTACCAGGTGCCCATGTTAGTCGACCTTCACCGTCTGTTTGTAGGAAGTAACCGTTATCACCACCCAAGATAATTACATTACCAACAGAACCTAAATTAGATAATCCAGATACTTGTAAACCATTAAGTGTGGCAACACCATTTTCATTAATAACAGGTATTGGCGGTATACCTAATGTATATCCACCTACCGAGTTAAAGGGTTCAAATGCCATAGAAAGTCCAATTTACTTATTAATGTATTTATGATTTTTTTAACATTTACTCCTATGAAAAAAGCACCCAGGATATCTTTATAAATAGATATATGTTAACAAGACAACAAAATAGACCACTATGTGAGAACTGCAATGTATCGCTTGCAAAACCAAATGGTACTAGTAAGCACGGCTTTAAACAATGGCACAAGTATTGTGCTAGCTGTGCAAAATCAGCATACAATAGTAAATTTGGTTACTTATTACATAAAAAAAACAAGTGCGAGAAGTGTGGCTTTGTACCAGAAGATAAATGTCAACTTGATGTTATTTACAAAGATGATAACAAAAAGAATAAAGAAAAAAGTAATTTAAAGACATTGTGTGCAAATTGTAATAGGTTGCACACAAAGAAGATGAAAGAGAAGAAAAAATCTATACTAGATATTACAGTTGATACTGACTACACTATTTAATAACTTTTTTCTTCAATGATAGTGCTACCAACCATTAGGTTAATTCTACGTTTTATTTCAGCACGTAAATCATTCTTCAGATAAACTTGTCTAGCAGTTTCTACAAACTCTTCACCAAACGTTTGATTCTTTTCACATTCACGTTTGAAGTTTTCAATGTGCCATAGTCTTCTATTGACAAGTTTTAATGCGTCACGTTCATCTACTATATCAGGAATACTTAGTTCATTCAATATTTTAGTGAGGTGAGTTAGTTCTGTATTGACATTTGATAGTTTGTTTGTGTCAGTTAAGAATTCTAGTTTAAGTTCCAAAATAGTAATCTTGTCTATTAGTTCACCTATTGAGATTGGAGCATTTATAATCATACTATTATATAGTACGTATTTTAACCAATCTAAAGAATTTAAAAATTAAGATCCACATCCATCCAATATCAAATTCAAACCAACGGCGGCTTAGTTTAGGATTAGCAGGATCTAAATGATGATTGTTGTGAAGTTCTTCTCCACCGATCAATATACCCCATGGGGCAATATTACGGCTATGGTCTTTAGTTTCACCATTGCGATAACCCCACCAGTGTCCAATGCCGTTGATAAATCCAGCGGCCCAGAATGGAATCCATATCATTTGAACACCCCACACTAAGAATCCCCAATAACCAAATAATAATAAGTCTATGATTAACATTAGTAGAATACCAATTCGGCTGTGCGGTGTGTATAGCTTAAGTTCAATCCAGTCTTTAGGAGTTCCCATACCGTACTTCATAATCATATCAGCATCACGGCCTGCTTGATTATAGTATTTGACTCCACCGAATACTAGTTGATATATTCCATATATATGAGGGCTGTGTGGATCTCCCTCTACATCTGTATTTTGATGATGTTTACGATGTATTGCTACCCATTGTTTAGTAGTCATGCCAGTTGTCAACCACAACCAGGCTCGCATAAAGTGACTTACAACAGGATGAAACTCTACTCCTCGATGCGACTGACTTCTATGTAGATATAGTGTGACACACAATATAGTAAGGTGTGTGGCTATTAAAGTATATAATATTTCGTTCATTAGATATTTATTCCCAACAAAAAAGCACTCCTAAGAGTGCTTGATTGTAACTTCCCATCCCGAGGGTTGTAAGTTTTGATTCCGATTTATTGGAATGTAAGATTTTGAACTGCGATTTCACCAACGTAATCAGCCGCATTACCGAAAGATGATGCAGTGTTAGTTAATTCGATGTAACCATAACGTGTCATAAATGATACGACTGGTTCGAATGTTGATGGATCTAGAACAACACCACTGCTCATCAATGGAATGTATGGGCAATAGAATGCTGCCGCGTCAGTTTCGCTTGAACCTTTATAACCAACCAATACTGGTGTAGTATCAGGAGCATAACTGTCAACGAACACACGCATAGCGCCGTTCAATGTACCAACGAACTTAGTGTTAGTTGGAGCTTCGAATGTACCTTCTGTTGTACGAGCGAAAGCACTAGTAGTTGCAGATTGCAATACTGTCAATGCGGCGCTAGAAACAACAGCCCAGTTACCTGCGCCACGACGTGTACGTTGGGCGATCAAGTTAGCAACACGGTTGATTAGAACAGCTAAGGCAGCGTGTTCGTCACCAACGTAAGTAGCTGTACCTGATACAGTAGCTTGGTTGTATGTATACTCTGTAGATGCTAATGTACGCAATGACAATAGAATCTCTTGGTCAATCTCAGCAGTAATCTCTTGTGCAAGAGCTGCCATGATTTCTGCTTCTACGTCAATACCATGTTGAGACTGAGCATCTTGTGCTGCCTCAAATGTCCAACGTGCTTGCAACTTACGTGACTTAGCTTCAACAGCTTGACGCAAGATTTGAACAGAAATCTGACGACCTCCGTTACCTTCAAGAGCCGCAGTGTTGTTACCTGTGTAACCTGTTGCAGTTGCATCGTTAGATGGCTGACGTGAATATGCCTGAGCAATAGTGAATGGGCTCAACGCTTCTTGACCAGCAGTAACGCTAGTTTGAGCGGCAGAGTTGTCCACTAAGTTTTGTGCATAACGTACACGTAGTGTATGGATCTGACCAACTGGGCCAGTCATTGGTTGAACACCAACCAACTCGTTAGCGATAACAGTTGGCATAACACGACGGATAACTGGTAGAATAACACGGTTTAATGTAGCGATGTTACCAGCTGTAGTTGTACCTGCTGAAGATTCAGCAAGTAGTTGTTTCTTAGTATTTTCTAAGATAACACCCATAGTTGAGCGGCGAGTGCCCTTTAAGCCTTCTAACAGAGCTTCCTTGGTCTCGTCCCAACGGCTTTCTAATAGAACTTTTGACATTTATATTTCTCCTAATCTATGTCTTTTTTTATAGCCCTGCTAAACGCTTGAGGTCAATAACATTATTGTTATCATAGACTTCAACTTCTTGTTTGGCAGATTTATCACCAGTTACTTCTGAAATACGTGATTCTGTTAGTGAGGCTTTTTGAGCCTTTTTATCAGATCCAGTATTCAAAACTGCTGGTAGATACTTGTCGAAAGTAGCTTGCAGTTTACCTGTTTGCACACCTTCTAGTAAGCTTTGCATTGTCGTTGCTTTTTCCTCATTTAGAGATCCAAGCAAATCACCCATCAATTTTTCACGTTGATTAGATTCTTTGATAATGCGTACTTCACGTTCTTTTGACTCTACTAATTTCTTAGTACTGTCGATTTCTTTTTGTGATTCGGCTAATTGTGCTTCCTTTTGAGCTAATGCGGACATTAGCTTACGTGTTTCTTGTTTCTCACTTAGGTGAGTAACAGAGAATTCACTTGCGAAACTTTCAAAAATACGGCGACCAAAGTTATTTTCTTTAGCAACTTTAATATCTTCTTTCAATTGGCTCATTTCACCCTTTAACTGTCCAGCTACAGCGGCAGACAATTTCTTAGCAGATTCAGTCACGAAACGTGCCTTCAATGCTTCTAATTGTTTACGACCTTCTGCAACCAACTTAACCTTAGCTTCAACAACTGCTTGTTTGTCTGTAGCGAATTCTTTAATTTCGCGGGCTAAAGCGTGAACAATGAATTGCTCTAGCTTTTGCTGACTTTCTTTAGCAACTATACGGTCGCTACGCAATTCTTTAATTTCTTCGGCTAGTTTAGTAACCATGAAGTTATTGAATTTTGTTGCTGATTCATGTAGTTTTTGTTGTGCTTTTACGCGGTCTTCGTTCATTGCGGCCTTTTCAGAACGAAATTCTTCAATTTCTTCTGATAAGCTGTCTGTAACCATCTTGTCAAGGGCTTCAACCATCACGATTCTGTCATGTTCATAACGTTGTGCGAACTCCTCGTGAAGTTCTGCACGAACTTGTTGGCGAGCTTCGTTTAACTTTGATTCCCATGCTTCATTTAACTGAGCACCGACTTCATCATTAATAAGTCCACTTTCAAGTAATGGCTTGATAGCATCAAACATGCTGTTTCCCCTTTATTTGATTTTGAGGTCTTTGATAAGGCGCATTACTTCCTCTTTCAAAAACTTCTCTACTTTTTTGTTACCCTGTGCGTCTTTTGCAATATCCAACAACTTATGACCATGCTTCATATTCATCATGCCTTCATAAATTGCTTTAGGATACGCATTTGGTGCGCTTGGTTGAGCAACAATATCCACAGTGACTATTTCAAAGTCACTAACTTTGCCATCATAGTCATTCACGTTTCCGCTACCACGACTAGACACGCCTAGTTTCACACCCGAATCCAACATTGTAGCAACTAGTTGCCCCATTGGAGTCGGTAAAATCTTTAATTTGCCGAAGCCATTAGCACCGTCCATCCACATAGATGTAATCATATGTGATACACGGTCTAAATTAATCTTTAAATCATCTGGATGGTCAACTTCACCTAATACGGAATGACCTGTAGCAATCTGCTCGTTTAGAGTTTGAACAGCAGTTTCAATTTCGGAAACGGGGTAAACACGCTCATTTGCGTTCTTTACCCCGCCCTGAATGAAAATACCTTTCATATAAAGGCATTTTTTACTACCTTCACCTTCACTCTCGACCACCATACCGGCTCGGTCGAATGAAAGATGCTCTTTAAGATACAAAGCCATTGCTCTCAAATTCCTTAAATACGTCTTTTAGCAGGAGTCTTACGTGACTCTGCTACTGGGCTACGAACTTTACCTGCTTCGTCTTTAGTGACTGGCTTAGGTGCAGAAGTTAAATCAGCGTTATTTTGTGCTGGTGCATTCTTCCACTTGTTAGCATCTTTTACAGATGTTTCACCCTTTGAACCGTAGTTACTTGGGCCTTTTGGTCCTGTTGGAACTGTTTCACTAGCACCACTGAACTTAACTGGTCTAGAATCCATTCCAGCTTGACCGCTGTTAGCGTCTACCGTGCTCTTATTTTGAACACCGTTGTCACCGTGAGTTACAGAAACTTTC